ACCCACGTCAATTTGAAAGATCCGGCGCTCAGGAGCTCGAACGACACGATAAGCAATCATAGCGTCTTCGAGTAACGTTAACTGGCGCCAGATTCGACGGGCAGGATCAAGTACAGAGGTACCATATGGAGCATGTCGATCATTGCCCAATATCCTAAAGTGGGCTACCTGCCAATTCTCAAACGTCATTCCGGCACCATTCCACTGATATTGAACATAGTTAGGGTTAGTGGGGTCCTGGCCTTCGAGGCGTTCCACCTCGTTATTTGGTAGACCCACCACTGATGTGATCCCCATCTTATCATCAACATCTAGGTATAAAAAGAAATCTCCATACTTACACATCGAGCGCGCCCAACCAAAAGCATTAAATTCAATATTCAAAACATCATAAAATAAAGAATTTAAAATTGTTTTAATTTCATGATTCATACAATCAACGCTCAGCAGTCGGCCGTATTCATTTGAAGTAGTCATTTCATCGGCAAAAATATCTAAAGCCGAGGCTATCTCCGGCATATACTCCATCTGTTCGAAGTCGGTATACCTTTCTGCTCGATTTTGATTTTTAAAGGCGGCCGAAGTGAATAGATTATAATTTTGCGACATATTATTGTCGGCGCGTTTAAACTCCTGGCCGCTCATTGAGCGGAAACGATAGCGATATTTGTCTAAGTCGCCGCGGCGCTCTTGCCGGGCTAACTGCGTTTTATAATTAACAATGGGGCCCGAGAGGAGCCGGGTCAATCGCTTAAACAACGGGGCTGTTGGATTCCTAGTATTTTTCTCGTTTGCCATTTTCTATCCTTTAATGAGTCCTAAATATTTTTGGTTATATTCTTCGGCTTCGTGCTGTCTTTGGTTCTCTTTAGTCATTTTATGACCACGCATTCCCGGGATGGTGGTCGAGATACTTGTCTGGGACGTCGAAATTGACGACAACATTTGTTTATTATATTCCACATTTTTTTGACTCTCTACTATCACCGTGTCCCTCACCCAGCATCCAATTGCAAATGACATTACTAAATCATCATTGTAACTTCTCATCGCCTGTGGTCTACCCGAGTGCCAAATAAAAGTTTTCATCTCCGAAAGCAAACGATTAGAGTTAACCTTAATTAGTTTGTTTCTCATAAACTCTTCCATCTTGGCTACTATCAAAGGTCTTGTTTTAGAAGAAGTAGTAAACCCAGGCACGACATTAGATTGCCACTGCGCCGAGACGGGATCAACATACTGATGGTCCCCTTTGCGCGAATGGTATATATTAGAATACCCTTTATCAAGCAGTTTTTTAAGGACCGCGTAACCAATATTATTGTTTTCTATAACCAACATAGGGTTCCCATACTCGGCAGCTACGCTAAATAAGATATCAGCAAAATCGTCAGGCGTTGGTTTGCCTACGTATTCTCCCACCACTTCCATCGATTCCAGATCGAAAATATGGAAGGCACTATTGTCTTTTCCATCTCCGCGGGCGACGTCAGCCGCAATTAAATATGACCTTTCTACGGCGTACTGTTTCCAAATCCAATAATTTCTATCAAAACCAGTACGATATTCGGGACTAACTGTTCTCTCCAGATGCCACTGAATGTCATCGGGATGGATGACCGTTTCTCCCGACACATTAAAGTTGCACTCCAGCTCTTGTGCGATTTGTCGCTTGGACATGTTCTTGGTTTCTTTTTCAAACCACTTTTTGTCACGGTCAGGATGGGCATCCCACATCAGAGTCGTCATATAAAAATCGTTTGTTCCATTCTCGGCTTCAACGCAGTTTTGATGAAACCAATTCCCAACACCATTGGGAGTAGAAAGGGCGATGCAACGTCCGCCGGTCGACAATGTAGGATAAAGAGCCGTCCAAAGGTCTCCCAGCTTTTCAACGTGTGCGGCCTCATCAATCACCAATAGGGACAAGGCCTCTGATCGGCCGGCGTCGCCGGAAGTCGAGGATCCCTTGATCTGTGATCCATTGCTTAGCTCAAAAGACGTACGGTTATCTACTTCGATATTACTAATTCTCATCCAAGGAGGCAGGTTCTTAATGATGGCTTTTACTTTTTTGACCAGGTTGGTGGCTGTTTGGAGTTTTGTAGCCACGACAAGTATGTTCTTGTCGCGGTGAAAAAGCATTAGCCATGCAACATACGCAGCCGTAATTGTAGATATACCCAGCTGCCGGGCTTTAAGAATTATATTAAATCTATAATCACTAAAATCTTTGAGCAACTCTTGCTGATAATCATAGGCTTTAAAGGGAATTAGGCCCCTTTGGGGATGAGAGATACGACAATAATTTATCGTGAAATAAACAGGATCTTTGCCCGCCTTGACTACTTCTTTTAATATCTCTTGTTTAGTTACGGTATTCCCCATAACATGCTTTACTTGCCTTTACGTGTGTCGTTAGACGGTCGCTTATTCTTGGGACCGAGGGCTAACCAATCTTTCACGGCCGTATCCAGATCTCTCTTCTTCGCATCCTTTTGAAGATCATCGACAGCCTTAAGTCCGCCAATACGATAGTCGCAATGTGCCTGAACATCGGTCCGATAGTTAGACATGCGCTGCACCAATATGTGGTGTTCACCATCAAGGGTTAAAGTTAAAGTGTCTCCCGTGATAGCCTTATACTCCTTTTTTAAAAACTTAACAATTTCTTTTAGTTGGCTAATAACTCTATCTTCAAAATCATTCTTTTGCACATCTTTGATGAGAGCTTCGGATTGGTAGGTAAGTCGCATGAGAGGACCCATAAACTTAACTTGGAAGCCGTCCATCACGCGGCGGTCATTAATATAGTGACCATCCTGGCGCTTAAGTCCGGCATCGCGCGCCTTCCCATCAGCTTGCAGGGACTCTTCGTGCGCACCATCCCAGGCGCCGTTTGCGGCCGCCTGATTGATTCCTTGAATAATTTCGTATACAGTTGCCATTCTTATTTCCTCTCTTGCTCTTCGAGGCCCTGGACGGGATCGAGGACTAAAGCTTCCAGACGATCCATGCGCGACTCTAGGTCGACTAGGCGTTTGTGGGCCCCTTGGGGGGTCGCACTATAACCCTTAAAATCCTTCCCCAGTGGATTTTCCACGGCCGCTTCTAGTTCTTCAGTAATCATCTCACGAAGTTTTTCTTTACTTATTCTCATGACTTGGTCTCCAACCGCTTAACCATCTTTCTTCGCGGCCATCCACATATTGTATATAGCAAGCGAAGCAGGCTTCAAACTTATTCATATACAAATCATCTCGAGGACGAAAAGAATATTTAACGCAAACAGGACATGTCCTGTTGTGGTCTCTAGTAAGTAGTTTTTTGTTTATTAAAAATCCATCTTGTTCTACTTTGTCCTGAGTTTCGGCCAATTTGGCAAATTTCCGGGCCTCCTCTTTCGACTGACTTATGTACTCTTTCTCTTTATCCTCATCCCAAAATCGATGTGGATTATTTATGGCTTCTTCCCCATACTTTTGTGAGATTGCTTTTTCAAGTTGAGCAATATATTGCTGTTTGTCTTTATCCATTAGGGAACGCTCGCATTAAATCGGTCGACTTTCAAGTAGTAATTTCATAGAATTTCCGTAGAGTAACCAAACATTTCAAAATCTACTTTATATAGCTCAACGACCTTCTTACATATAGCTTTATTTTTAAAGAACTTTCTCCATTCTGGACGTGCGGGGCCCCTATTAAGGTGCAAAAGTTCACATTCTAAGTTTGGAAAAAATCTCTGCTTAAGATCTGAGAATTCCTCCCTGAAGTTTTCAAATTTATAAACGTGCTGTGCCGCTGAAGCACCATTCAAGGATATAAACGAATGTTGTGGCCGGAAATGAGTCATTTTCATAGCGGCTGCTAGCCTTGCGTCGCTTTTCATAAATTCGGTAAAAGCTCGTATTGAGGGCTTTCGCAACTTTTTGCGCTCCCAAGAACGAGCAGGGAAAGACAGGTGGATGGTTTCTCCATCGAGGCCTTCGCTGGGCAGCTCGCTCTCTGGAGCGTGGGAACTATATAAAAACTTCTCCTCATAATAACGATAATAAAATGCTGAAACTAGGCGATCATACGGATTTCTCACAAAACATACAACAGGAAGATTTTCTTGGTAGTTGTTGCCAATCCCATCGCTGCCATTGTCCACCAATTCTTGTAATGTCGGATGGCCACCAGCCGGTGTCTCAGAAGGCGAGCCAATACTATTCTTAATCGATCGGCCGCCGGTTTTTGGAATATGTATAAAAATAAAGTTGTTGTCCATTACGGCGCCACGCTCGCTGTAAAGCCGGAAGTTGCGCTCCAGCCCGGGGTGGTTCCCTCATAGGCGCTTGCGTCTCCTACCCCCATCACATCAGTAACAGTGGTGCCGGTACCGCCATTGTTGTCGCCCATTCGCCACCAAGATAAAAGGGATGCGGAAATCGAGATATCAGTCGGGGTGCCACCGTTGTATAGATCGCTAACGTCGGCATCCGATAAAGCCTTAGTCCAGATGCTAACTTCGTCTAACTTTCCGCGGAACGTCTGATTTGCACCCGGGTCAAACCCGCCTATGTTAACAGTAGCTGCAGCAGACGTCCTGAGACCGCTATAGCAGGGAACATAGGTCGCGGTGGGGGCGTCGTAACACATAGGATAGGCGGTGCTGCCGTTGTCATAACGGGTTCCATCCATATAATAATACATTGAGTCGCGGCGCGCGATGCCCCCCGCACGATTGGAGCCAGCGCCGTCAGCAGATCCAGATGGCGCGCCATATTTAAGAACCAAATGGTGCCAACCACTAGAAAGAGTCGACCAATCCTGGGTTGTATCATATATAGCTATATATTTACCCGCGGTATCAAGAAGTTTGAAGAACACATACTTCCCGCCGTGAAAGTTCATCTGCCATTCGCGGTAGGCGCTGGGGCTGCCTTTGGCCTTAGATAT